TTGGTACAGCATGAAGTTGACGATGCGTATTTAAAAACGCCAAGCGGCGAACTGCTGACTTTACAAGTTAAGACTGCCAGCAAGAAAACTGGAAATAAGACCCAGTACCGCTGGGGAACAAGCCCAGTGGGAAACAATAAAAAATCCGATATATATGCATTGGTGGCGTATGATATACGAAAAATCTATTGGGCTAGGGGAGATGATCCAATTATCAAAAAAACATCAACTCGATTGTACCCAGAACAGTTTGTAAATGAAGACGAATTATTAAAGCAAGTAATAAACAGCTTCATAGATTAAATAAACTGCTTGAAGATTTATGTAAATTTACATAATAAAACGTGTGGGTAAAGTCGGGCATGGCTTTCCCACACGATACATTATTTTTTCTTAAAGTAAACGTAACGCAATGACCTTGCCCCTGCATTACCAATAATTGGTGTGGTTCGCTCGTAAGCGCGGTCAACTAAATTTTGCCTATATAAGACGTTTAATGACCAAGCAAGATCTGAAACACCAAGACCAGTGCCAATCGCAACCATTGTTGTCGTTGCGCGTTTGCCCCTATCTATATACTTTAGTATAGTTTCAGTTTTCTTTTTTGATATTGGCTTAATTTTTCTGAGATCATTATCACTAATAAAACTTTTATGTGATGATTTATTAACAGTGATTTGGCGTGGCCTCTCAAAAGTTTTGTTAATCTTATTTCTCAGGCCACGTTTAATTTGGCTTTTCTCAAAATTGTAAAGCAAATGGGAATACATGATCTCAAACTTATGGGTAGGCTCATCCATCATTGCTTGGGTGACTTGTTCTTTCGTCGCATAAGCGAAAGCTGGTGTTCGAGGTTGTTCAGTATCGCCAATTGCTCCTGCATCATCCAGATGTAAAAGCTCTTGGTTCTCTTTTCTGTTCCCTTCAGATCTGCCTGCACGTTCTCGTTCAACTTTATTGATCTCGTCACAGCCTTGTAACAATCTTTTGCATTCATGATTTATCTCCTTATTCATCATCATGGCCTTTAAATTTTCCGTTGGCATCCAAATCTGGAACACGGGTTCTAGCTTTTGGCATCTCTGGCAGTATCAAGCCAGTGCCAGCGCAATTTGTGCAATCAGCTTTTTCATACAGGTAAGTTTCATGAAAGATATTATAATCTTTCTCGAATAGCGTTTCGCCTGCTCCATTACATTCTGGGCATGGATAATATTTACTTGCCATTGGATAATCCTTTCGGCCTAAGTTTTGGTACAATAAATGATGAGCTGACGTGGCTAGTTTCAATGCACTGAGCCATGCTATCCATTTTCTCGTATGGTTTGTAGACTGCTGGCAATGCGTCGCCACACTCACGCGCACTGCGATAGAGCGTGGTGTCCTGTAGCTCCACGCCGCCAATGACATATGTGAGAACGAGCGTTGTATAAAATGTCATACTATTTCCCTCGTTTTAACAAATAAATAATCGTTCTTTTTGTTATGCAAATTAAAAGATTTTAATGTTTCATATTTAATATCTTTTAAATCTGTATTTAGCTGTAAACCAAATTCACTCAAATATGATTTAAGATCGCTTAATGATTTTTTACCAAAGTTTGGAAAATTTAAGAAAAATTTATCAGATCTTAATATTACATCATAAAAATATATAGGGTTACGAATGCTTTTATTTCTTTCTGGTTTGCTATATGAAAATAAACTATTACCAACCATATAATTTAAGCATCCCCAAACGCGATTTGGGAAAAAACCTTGCTCAATCGTGCTAAATAATAATTTATATAAATATGGATCTGAGCTTTCAAGATTATGAAATAAAAATATTTTAAGGCTTAATTCATCTAAATTATTAATTGCAGATATAGTTTCAATGCGATCTGTGTAAACTTTATTTTCAATTACTAATTCGTTTAATCGATTATTTAATTCACTTAATAAATTGCCCTTATCAACTGTTGGCTCAAACGATGGTACAAATGGTGTTTTTGTTGGGCAAATTGTCTCTATAACTTCACCTAATGCTTCCCTGACACTGGCAACATAAACTGGATCAAACCTATCAATAGTAATGTAAGTACAAACGTACTTACAACCACCATCTAATTTATCTTTATAATTTGGTATAATTTTTGCATACACCTCATCTGCTGGTTCTAACCAATCCAGATGCTCAAAATCTGCTAAAAGTTTTTTAGGCAGAAACACTTGGTCATGCTCATCTTTGGTAAAAGCAAAGCCAAAGCCATGCTCGTGAATTGATTTGATAATTAATCTTTGCATTTTATATCCCTTTTAAATTTTCGTGTATTCTGCAACACGTTTGCCATTACCCACAATTACCATTTCTTTGTGGAATGAATAACCAGATTGCTTTAAGTCATGCATACGAGATGCCAATCTTAAACAACCATATAATTGTAACGCTTCAAAAGCTGTGATGGATTGACCTTGATCAAGGTGATCTTTAATCATTTTTGTTTGGTTATTCATCACTTCACCCCCTCTTCCAAATGCTCTTGTATTCTGAGCAATATTATATTCATGGCAGTTGAAAGCTCTGACAGTGGGGCTTCCTCAGCCACGCGATTGATATTATGCCAAGCACTTTCCCTATGGGTTGCAATGCTCTTAACTGCTGGCTGAGGGTTTTCCTCAAGTGGAGCGCTGTATCCCCTCACAGTATATTCATTTACCCCATGCCTGTTTAAGAAATCCATCAATCCTGATTTGTTAGTAGGCACATCATATTCCATATATGCTCCCAGCTTTTTTGCATCAGCTTGTGTTCCAGCCCATTGCCCTTTTGGTGTAGTATATAATCGCATTTTATTCTCCTAAGTTAATGTTAATTAAGTGATCCAGATAAACTATAATTTCTGGAAGATGAACGGCGGCTAAAGCAAATAGTGCCATAGCCAATCCGTCGATGATCATTGAAGCGTTCATGCCGCCACCTATTTGTGGAACTGAAGTAGATTGCTAAAATCTACATCGTAACCATCAAGGGCATATAAATCATTAGTGTAGTTACCACCAACATCGTGATAAATATAACCGCCAGCAACTAATGATCCAAAAGTACCCTCAGCTTGCTTCTGCGTCCAACCAGCATTTACAAGATCTTCAGCTCTCGCATATACCCAAGGATCGTCAACTAAATCTGCAACACAAGTGCCGCCCATAACATCCAAGCAATTTTTGATTAAGGCAGTCATTGCGGCGCTTTGATTTTCAGTAAGTGTCATTTTGTATTCTCCGTTAATGTTTATGTTATTTGAGTAATTTAACAGATTATCAGATTGGGTCAAGCGGAAAATATATCTTTTATATATCATTATGTTGTTGACGCCATCTGAATAACTGCTAATATACTCAAATAACATAAACACAAACGAGGAGATTTGTTATGAATACAGTAAAATTAACCACTAAAGTTTCAGCCCCACCAAAGGATAAAATGTATTTTAAAAGTGAGGTTGAGCATTTTTGCGTTATGGTACACGAAAATGCAGGGCAGTTAGCAAGCAAGGATCTTGAAAAAAGATATGTAAATTTTTTGGGTGATGTGTTGCAAGGTAAAGCACAGAATAAAAGTTATGGAGTTGACGTTTTAGAAGTGTTTATTGATGATTTGGAAAATAGGCACGATATTGATATTGAACATTCTGACGTGCCAAAGTGGATACGAGGTGCAGAACTTTTAAAAAGGATTGCAACTGAAGTTAGAAAAACTGTAAATAATAATAAGGTATAATTAATAAGCACTGTGGCTCAAGTCGCAGTGCTTAGATAATTAAACCTAGGAGAAAAGAAATGGTTGATAAGAGAGTATTAATTAATTTTAGTGAGGCTCAATATGAAGCCGTTGCTGAGGCCGCCAATAAATCGGCTCTTAGCTTTAATGCGTTTGTCAGGATGGCATCTTATATGGCGGCGTCCAAAGCTGGCGTTGAAGTTGCAAAGCCAGAGGAAGATGAATGATTGTTGTCGGTGTAGATTGTGGTTTCTCTGGAGCGATTGCACATTACTGCACGCGCACTAAAGATCTGGATGTCATCGATATGCCTGTCATCTTAAACTCAAAGGGCAAAAACGAAATTGATATTCATTCGTTATTACATTTGTTAGAGCCAGAGGCTAAAGATCGTATGGCTGTAGTTGAACAGGTGGCATCAAGGCCAAACCAATCGTCGGTTGCCACATTTAGATTTGGCATGGGATATGGCGCATTGATTGCATGTGTGGCGGCTAACAAAACGCCAATGCATTTAGTCACGCCTCAGAAATGGAAGAAACACTTTGGCCTGACATCTGACAAAGATACCAGCCGCCAATTGGCAATGCAGAGATTTCCTGATTATGCTGAGAAGTTTGTCAGGAAGAAAGATGATGGTCGCGCTGAAGCGGCACTCATTGCGCTATATGGCGCAGAAGTTTTAAACAAGTAAATTAGGAGAATATAAATGCAGATAATACCCAGCGAAATGCTGTCCAACAAGGCATACCACGAACTGCCTGCAATCTCGTCAAGCGCTGTGAAAGCAGTTGCAACGTCATCACTATATCATTGGAAGAACTCTAAGTTTAATTCCACGCCAGCTATGATCTTAGGATCTGCATTCCATGCTATGGTGTTAGAGGCAGAGAAAGGGCTTGTGATTAATTCAGAACTATCACGGCGTGGTAGCAAGGCTTGGAAAGAGCAGGAAGAGTTGCTTAAAGATGACCAGATACTTCTACCAGAGGCCGAGTTTCATCAATGTAGCGAGATGCGTCAAGGTTGCCTAAAAAACAAAATGGCAAGGAAGTTATTAACTAACAAAGATCTGCTGGCTGAATACAGCTTCATAGTAACATGCCCAGAGACAAAATTAGAACTCAAATGCCGCCCCGATGCTTTGTTAAAAGAGGCTGGCATAGTAATAGACCTAAAGTCATGCTTGGACGCATCTTATCGCGGCTTTGATAAGGCTGTGAGAAATTTTCGTTATGATTTGCAGGCATGTTTTTATCGTTATGTCTTAAAGCTATGCGGATACGAAACTACAAATTTTATATTTATTGCTACTGAAAAAGGCTCATACGCTACAGCCTGCTATGAGATGTCAGATAAATATAATAAGTACGCCGAGGCAGAGATGTTTAAGACATTGCGAAAAATAAAAGTGGCACAAGATACAAACACTTTTGATACTGGCTGGCCTGATCTGGATACAATTAATCTTCCACCTTATCTTGACGAGGATCATGGCTTATAAACTAATCCCAGCGCAGGGGTACTGCGTACAACAAAAAGGAGTTGCCAAATGCAACACATAATAAACGGCGTGAAAGCGCTATATCCAAGACTAAATTCTACATATAGATTTGACCAAGAAGATTATCGCAGTGTCAAATGTGATCCTAAAGAAGAGGGGGCGGCTTACGAGATGTCGTTTAACCTTACAGGTGAGCAGTGCAAAGAGCTGAACGCAATTTGTATGCAGTCATATAAAAATGCGGCGGCGTTAGAGACAAGTAAGCGCAAGTGGCCTGAGCAACCATTAAGTTTGCCATTCAAGCGCGATGACGCAAAGCAGGGTCATTGGATTGGTAAAGCTAAATTAAAAGGCGCTTACTCTGGCGAGGCCACAAACCCACCACGTCAGGTCGATGCATCACGCAAAAAATTACCTGATGGATTTGAGTTGACATCAGGGTCAACTGTAAACATCGCAGTTACAGTAGTGCCATACAATACAGGCACAATTAATGGTGTATCTCTGAGATTACGAGCAGTGCAAGTGTTAGAGCTGGCTGAAAAGCAGGAAGCAGATGATCCATTTACTGAAGTTGCAGGCGGATTTTCTGGTGGTGCAACGCCAATAAATGGTGTGGAGCAAGATCCATTTGGATTGCCACCAGCTACGCCTACACCATCAAATGATTTGGAAGATGACATTCCATTTTAATTAATCACAGCGTTAGACAGAACTTATCGAGGTTTTGTCTAACGTAAACAAAAATTGAGGAAGGGATAAAATGCAAAATACAAAATTTCCAAATGCAAACTGGGATCAATATTCAAGTAAAATTATAAGTGCATTATCATTGAAAAAGACTGCCATTGGCGAATATCATGGAGCTTGTCCTGTATGCCAAGGTGTAGATCGGTTCTGGATCAAGGAAGATGCAAATAGCGATGTAATGGTGAGCTGTCGTAAATGCTCAGATTTTGCTGGCATAAAGGACGCGCTGAGAAACCAGAGGTTGTGGCCTGACGAAAATGAGAAGCCAGTGACGAAAAAATATACAATAAGCTGGCCTGAGCCAGAGCCAGAGGCGACGCATCCATATCTGATCAAGAAAAAGATCGGGCTTGGTAATGCCAATATAAATGGCGACTTGCTTGTTATCCCAGTGATAAATGCTCAGGGCAAACGTGTTGGCGTCCAGAATATTGATCCAGCAGGATCAAAGAAATTTTCTACTGGTATGCCTGTAACTGGTAATTTTAGCGTTATTGGCGGCAAACTAAACGATCTAGTTTATGTCTGTGAGGGCTGGGCGACTGCAATGTCAGTTAATATGGCGACAGGCAGGCCAACAGTGTTTGCATTATCGGCTGGTAATTTAACTGCTGTGATAGGTGAGCTTTACGAGGCACGCCCAAATTTACGCATTGTTGTGGCTGGTGATAACGACGAGGCTGGCATGAAGGCCATTGAGAAGTGCGTTAATGATCATAATGTGCAATCTGTTGTGCCTGATGTGGAAGGCTGGGATTTCTCTGATATGTGGGTCAATCGTGGCAAAGAGGCTACGGCAAAGGCTCTGGAAATTAAGAGCCTGCTTGATCAGGTGTTTTTCCCTAATGATGCAGTTGCACAGCTCGACAGGAGCTATTTGGTGAAGGGCTGGTTTGGTCAGGGGCAATTGTCGATGGTTTACGGCGCATCAAACGTGGGTAAGTCGTTTTTCGTGCAGGACATTGCTTGGCATGTATCAGCGAGCCAAGATTGGCATGGAAACAAAGTTAAGGGTGGCGTGGTGTTATTCTTAGCTCTCGAAGGCGGCACAACCACGCATAATCGTATCGTGGCGCTTAAACAGCAATATCCAGAGCATAAAGACGTGAAGCTGGCTGTGAGGCCATTGCCACTCAATTTGCTGGATGGTGAAGTTGACGTGAATAAGATCGTTGATCTATGTGAGGAGATCAAAAGAATACACGGCGACATTGCAATGATTGTCGTGGATACGTTATCTCGGTCAATGCCTGCTGGCGATGAAAATTCTCCTGCAAGTGCAACTGCTGTGATTTCTGCTGTGGATAAGATCAGAGCTACAACGAGCGCTCATCTTATGCTGGTGCATCACTCAGGTAAAAATCTGGAAGCAAAGGCTCGTGGTCATAGCTCATTGCGTGCGGCTGTGGAAACTGAGATAGAGCTGAGTTATGACGAGGCGACAGGTCTGCGAACTGCATTGGCTACCAAGCAAAGAGATCTGGAAGGCGGAAAGAAATTTTATTTTAAGCTGAAGGTGATCGAGCTGGGCAATGATATGGATGGTGATCCTGTCACGACTTGCGTTATCATTCCAGCAACTTCAGATGATGTGGCTGACGCTGAAAAGAAATCTATCAGGGGTAAAAACCAGATCTTATTTAAGACGTGCTTCCAGCAATTAAGAGGCGAAGGGATAGGCAAATCTAATCCTGCTGGCGTTGGCTGGCCTGAGCCAAATACATTCTGGGTTATTGAAGAGGAAGAAATTAAAAAGCACTTCATAGGCAAAATAGCTGGCGTAGCAAACCCACCGCAAATATATAAGCAGGCAATTAATGGCCTTCAATCTGCTGGTCATATTGTCCAAAATGAGGGGTTCGTATGGTTCACTGATAGCTTTGGAAAAGTGAGGTAAATTAGGTGATAATAATTGGCCAAAAAACACTATTATTATTAACAATATCAAACACTTATGAGGCATAATAATAATTACAATTATTATCGGGTAACCTAAATAATAATAATAATATATACCTATAGGTATATTATATTATTATATTATTATTCGGGAATAGTATGATAGGTAAAATCGGGGTTAAGTAAAAAGGAACAAAGGTATGGCGAAGTGGGTCTTGCAGGCAAGCGAGGAGACGAGCGAAGGTAACGATGTCAAAACAGGAGATAGACATATGGGTGGTGAGAGTATGACGAGATCAGAGGTGCTTGGCAGAGCTGATCAACTGATTAATGGTGATAGGGCGAGGCAGTACGGAAGTGCTACTGATAACTTTGGATGTATAGCGCAAATGTGGAGCGCTTATCTTGGCAGGGATGTCACAGCGTTTGATGTGGCAAACATGATGGCGCTGTTGAAGGTTGCGAGGTTACGCAACGGATCTCACGCTGATAGCTCGATTGATGGGTGCGGATACCTTGCGCTGGCTCACGAGCTGGGAAATGAGGTTGTATAGGCTTGAAACAACGCCTTTCATAAGGCATACTATGACTAGTGGGTTCTCCTCCCTCCAAACGTGCTATTTTTGCATTTATAGCATGTTTCCCACTAGACTAGACCGCGTAGCAAATCTCCTCTTCCTAGCTACGCGGTCACATTACAAGGTTAATTGACGTGACAGATTTTAACATCAAACTAACATTAGATCTTCATTGCAGAAATACTGACGAGAACGATCAGGAGCTGGACTTACTATGCGATTGGATAACTGACCGATTACATATAGTTGGAGCTGAGATTGTCATACAGTCATTAGCAGAGGCTCTCATTGAATTACATGATCAACACGCTGAGGAGACAAGCAAATTACTGCATTAATATTGGTAGCATTGTTATACGAAAAGGACATCGATGCGTCGTCGCAGGGGCGCGAGCGCGTAACAAATCGCAAATCTTATGTCAACACTTTCGACTATTATGAAAGTTAACATAATATACATTATCGGACATTAGTGGGCTTATTAGCATTATATCTAACAATATCAGTAGCTTAGGCTATTTTGTAGTAATATATAGGCAATCTGAGCTATGCGTTGTTTATTTTATATGAAACTAGATATATTTAGCCCCCCCCTCTGAGTATTGGACGGGGGGGTGCGTTTGCTATGTTTTCACACACACGAGTGACCCCCTAGACCCCCTTGCAATATAGCGCTTACCTATTGTAAAATTTAAAAAAAATTGGAGAATATTAATGGCTGGCAAGGCATTACGCAGGAAGATCCTTTCAGATGTCGAGAAGAAAGGCGGAGTTGAATACCTGTTTGAGCAAATCGCATCAGGTAATACTTTGACGAAAATGGCTGTAGAATATGGATGTTCCAGACAATACCTTGGCTCGTCACTGAATAAAGTGCCAGAATATGAGAAGGCCATGAATGAAGCTAGACGCCACGCCGCAGATGCTTTAGTCGAGCAGGGCTTAACAATGGTAGATGATTTGGATGGTGGCTCGACAAGCAGTGAAATAGCCGCCACGAGAGAGAAGGTGCAATGGCGTAAATTTATGGCAAGCTCGTATAACCAAGATAGATATGGAACGAGGCCACAGACAAACGTAAATATCTCAGTTGGCGACATGCACCTAGACGCCCTACGCAAAGTTAATTCCGATTTGGCGGCTATCCATAAAGAAGATCTGGAACGCGAAGCCAAGACGATTGACGTGGATTATGAGGATGTATCAGATGATTAATCTTATGCAGGGTGATTGCTTAGATTGCATGAAGGAAATACCTGATGGATCTGTAGATATGGTTTTGACTGATCCACCATATGGAACTACGCAGTGCAAGTGGGATAGCGTTATCCCTTTTGAGCCTATGTGGGCGCAACTGAATCGAGTGACAAAGAAGAATGGTGCGATTGTGATGACGGCTGGACAGCCGTTTTCGTCAGCGTTGGTTATGAGTAACCCTAAACAATTTAAGCACGAATGGGTTTGGATTAAAAATCGTGGAAGCAACTTTGCTAACACTGTAAGAGAGCCAATGAAGGAGCATGAGGTCGCACTAGTTTTCTCAAATGGTAAATGGACTTATAATAAGCAAATGCAACCCCGAACTGGTGGTGGTGCTGATCGAGTCAAGTATGATTTTGGTGCTAGAACTGAAACAGAAAACTATGGCGCAATTGGGTCGCCTAATTTGCGCCAAGGGGAAATGCGTGTACCGTCTTCATGGCAGAAGTTTAATACTGCTTCTGGAGGTGAGAAAACAAAACATTCAACACAAAAGCCTGTCGCCCTAATGGAATACCTAATCAAAACCTACACCAATGAAGGCGAAACTGTTTTAGATTTCACAATGGGTTCTGGAACAACAGGTGTTGCGGCAAAAAACTTAAACCGAGCCTTCATTGGCATCGAGTTAGACGAAAGTTATTTTAACATAGCAAAGGAGCGTATAAATGAGTGATAACCCGTTAACAGAATTTGTCCTGCGCTATCGTGACGATCCAGTGCTATTTGTTAAAGAAGTGCTGGGCGCTACGCCATATAATTATCAGGAAGAGTTTCTCAATGCCATAGCTACTGGCGAGCGTAAAATGTCTGTCAGGTCTGGGCATGGTACAGGAAAATCAACGTCGGCATCTTGGGCGATGCTTTGGTACTTGCTTTTGCGTTTCCCAAATAAGGTTGTCGTCACAGCGCCCACGTCCAGCCAATTGTTTGACGCATTGTTTGCCGAGCTAAAACGATGGATTAACGAGTTGCCACCCCATCTACAGCAATTGATTACCACCAAATCAGATCGTGTGGAATTAACGTCAGCCGCATCCGAGGCATTTATATCAGCCAGAACGTCACGCGCAGAAACGCCAGAGGCATTAGCTGGTGTGCATTCCGAAAATGTTTTATTGGTAGTTGACGAGGCATCTGGTGTGCCTGAGAAAGTTTTCGAAGCGGCGGCTGGGTCAATGTCTGGTCACAGCGCAACCACGTTATTATTGTCAAACCCGACGAGATCCTCTGGCACATTTTACGAAACGCAAACTAGATTATCAAAGAGCTGGTGGACTAGGCGGTGGTCGTGCATCGACAGCCCACTTGTGTCTACAGAGTTTGTCGAGGAGATGCGTGAGCGATACGGCGAGGAAAGCAACGCATTTCGCATCCGCGTACTTGGCGAGTTTCCATTGGCTGATGACGATACGATCATACCATTTCACCTAGCCCAGAGCGCGACACATCGTGATATTGAGATGACGCCAGATATAAAACCAGTGTGGGGCTTGGACGTGGCGAGGTTTGGTACTGATAAAACTGCGCTTTGCAAAAGATATGGCAACGTCGTCACAGATATTGAGGCGTGGCAGGGATTAGACTTAATGCAAACTGTGGGTCGAGTTATGGCGGAATATGAGGGATTACAGCCTAGCATGAGGCCATCAGACATACTGGTCGATAGTATTGGCGTTGGCGGTGGTGTTGTCGATAGATTGCGTGAGCTTGGCCTGCCAGTGCGTGGAGTTAATGTTGGTGAAGCCCCAGCGCTGGGCAAGACTTACATGAATTTGCGTAGCGAGCTGTGGTTTAAGACAAAAGGCTGGCTCGAAGATAGATCCTGCAAGTTACCAAAGGATGACCAGCTCTTAGCTGAGTTAACCAGCATTAGGTATAGCTTTACATCGTCGGGCAAGATGAAAGCCGAAAGCAAGGACGCAATGCGAAAACGTGGCCTAAAGTCGCCAGACCTTGCAGATGCACTCTGCCTGACAATGGCATCGGACGCGACGACTGCATTATCTGGTAATAACAATAACTGGAATAAATCTATTAAGCGCAATTTAAAGGGAATTGCATGAAAAAAAAATTTTTAAATTTGTCACCTAAGATGAAAAATTTATTGATGGCTAAGTGGATAAGGCAGTATGTGCAACGCGGTTTATCTTTGCAGGATGCACAGCACGCCGCGAGGTGGAAAGCTGGCGAGTGGAAGCTCTCAGAAAGAATGCGTAACATACTGGCGTCAATAGATGAATTGTGATATGGTCGCATAATATACAGCAAAAAGGTTTTACCATGAAAACATGCAAGGGATGTCCTACCAAGTCAAACTGCAAGGCAAAAGGTATGTGCTTGAATGGCGGCTATGGTAAATAGAGGTATACTAAATTTCCTCAATCAACTTGATGAGGGCAAGCGATCCAGACGCAATAGCTTTGCGGAACGTGTTGCTAATTTCCTGACGCCTAATGACGAGTTTGAATATCGTGGCGGATTATTGACTAATATGGACGGCACATCCGCAATGGATCGTATTGGTGAAAAAACAAGCTACGGCACGTTAGGCCAAGCCAATTTTGCTGGCAATGATCCCATCACGTCGTTCCCTAATCAGATGCCACAAGGCACAACAGCTAGACGCGCAGATGGTACAGGTGGCGAAATAGTGCGTAGCATGATTTTACCAGCAGAAGTAATTCGCATAATCCAAGGATCTAATCTTGCAAATAAGCAGGGATTTATAGAGCTACTGGAATATAAAATGAATAACGAGCCAGAAGATTATAAGAGGGTTATGCTTAACCCAGATGGCCTATCTGAATTAATGGCGTTGTATAACGCATCAAATGAAGCAAGCACGCCTAGCAGGGAAATGTCACCTAGAATACAACAAATGCTAGATGGAATATTTGATGGGACTGCTTGATCAAAAAAGGCCAATGAGCTTTTCTGGAAAGAGGACAGCTACACCATACCAAGGCATTACGGCAATGGACGCCGCAAAGTTTGTAGCTGAAGCCACGCCTATCATTGGCGACGCTATGGCGGCTAAGGAAATATACGACGAGCTACAAAAGCCAGAGCCTAACTATGGATTGGTTGCCATTTTGGGCGGCGCGTCTTTACTAGGTCTAATACCACTTATTGGTGACGCGGCCTCTCCTGCACTCAAGAAAGTAGGCAAGGGCTTACTTAATATGGCAGATCGTATAGAAGTTGATCCAAATGCGCTAGGCATGTCTGGTGGTAATGTTAGGCTTTCAAAACCAGATAGCAGGCTGACAGTAGATGATGTTCCTTTAATTGCACAACATAATCTTAACATTGAAGGTTTAAGAACAACTGAAGATATTGGCGGAATACCAATGCCATCAATAGCTATATCTAATGCAAATAAGCCTTTAGAAAGTTTTGGTGATATAAGTTTGGTTATGAGGCCAGATCAGATTTCTCCAGATAGGAATATGTCTGTTTGGCCTGCTGATGCTTATACAGGCAGACAGCCTAGACACATATTAGAGTATGTTGATGAGGATGCCGCCTTAAAAAACATAACCTCAGATCCTAACTTTAATCATATGGGTAAAAATATTTTAGGCGTGTTTAACTCTTTAAGCGATGCTGATGATGCACTAAAGGCCGCGCAATACGCAATAG